ACAACCATTGGAAGTTGGCGCGGGCAAATACCTCACAGCCGATTTACAAGTCAGCACCTATTACACCAACTAAGGAGAAATCATGCCAACAACAATCGTCACCGGCAGAGACATTACTTTCACCATTGCTGGTGATACATACGATGCTCAGGCCACATCAGCAATTTTGACAATTGATTCAACGATCAATACATACCAAACACTCGATGGAAAAGCCTATTTCACGACTGACACTCAAGGCACATTTGCCGTTGAAATGTTGGCAGATTGGCCAGCTGGAGGATCATTGTGCAACGCGCTATGGACAGCGGCCGACACAGCACCAAATACACCTTTGGCGGTTGTTTTTACAGCTGCATCAGGATCGGTGTTCAATTTTGATGTGCAGCCAATTTTCCCATCAGCTGGAGGCACAGCACCGGATGCACAAACTGTCTCATTGTCATTTACTTGTGTGACTACGCCAACACTATAAAAAGGAGATCGGGAGCATGAAACTACCAATTACAATCGAATACACAGATGGCAATGCTGAAACATACATTGCACATCCGGCAGAATGGGCAAAATGGGAAAACAAGACAGGCAACACGATTGGGCAAGCGCAAGACAAAATGGGCGTGTCCGATCTGTTGTTTCTTGCATACCATGCCATGAAGCGTGAGATGGCTGGCAAAACTGTCAAGCCGTTCGAAATTTGGTGTGAAACTGTCAGCGACATTGTTGTCGGTGATGCAAGCCCAAAAGTTACAAAGCCGGAAGCATAAATCGGATTTTGTGGGAGGTAGCCATCGCAAGTGGTCAGCCTCTCAGCGAATTCAAAACAGCTGAGGATTTACTAACGGCAATCGAGATTTTGGAGAAAAGAAATGGCGGATGAAGCGGTCGCATTTAACAAGCAAGAATTGCGTGCCGTTTTGTCAGCTTTTAAGGCAATGGATGAGGAAGCGGTAAAGGAAGCCAAAAGCGTAAGCAACGGCTTGGCCACTTATTTGCAATCCAAAATCGTCAGCGCAGCTAGTAGCCGGCCAAATGCAGCCGCATCCAGAATTGCTCAAGGATCACGGGTCAGCAAATCGTCAAAAATTGGTGAATTGTCATTTGGCTTTGTATCTCAAAAATTTAGCGGCGGCGGTACAACTCAACAGCTTTGGGGCGGTTATGAGTTTGGCTCAAACAAATACAAGCAATTTCCGGTGTGGTCAGGCCGGCAAGGTCGCGGATCACGCGGATGGTTTATCTATCCTACATTGCGAGCTGAGCAGCCTCATTTGATTGGTCAATGGCTTAACGCTTTTGACCGCATTTTGAAGGAGTGGTGACATGGCCGGACAATCCAGAACCTTAAAGCTGGCCTTGTTGGCCGATGTTGCAAATTTTACCAAAGACATTGGCAAGGCTGGAGATTCAACCAAAGATCTTGGTGATAAAGCTGGGGAATTTGGCAAAAAAGCCGCTGTGGCATTTGCCGCAGCCGCAGCCGCAATCGGTGCATTTGCTGTTGCATCCGTCAAAGCTGCCGCTGAGGATGAAGCTGGACAAAAGAAGCTTGAAGAAACTATCAGAAACACGACCAATGCCACAGCCGAACAGATTGCCGGGATTGATAAGTATGTGACGGCTCAGAGTATTGCCACCGCGACAACCGATGACATTATTCGTCCGGCTTTGTCTCGACTATTGCGCTCGACAGGAGATTTGACCAAAGCTCAAGAATTATTGACATTGAGCCAAGAAATTGCGGCGGCCACCGGTAAGCCTTTAGAAGCTGTCACAAATGCTGTTGCCAAAAGCTTTGATGGGTCAAATACAGCACTGACCAAATTGGGCGTTGGCATTGATGCTGCAACTCTTAAGACATTGACATTTGATCAAACACAGCAATTACTCAACAAAACATTCGATGGCTTTATTGAAAATCAATCCGAAACAGCTGCATTCAAATTCCAACAATTATCAATTGCCATCGATGAAACAAAAGAGCAAGTGGGTGCAGCTTTATTGCCAGCGGTCACAGCTTTGACCGAATACATTTTGACCAATGTTGTGCCTGTCGTTCAAAGCTTTGTTGATGGTTTGACTGGTCAAGCTGGCCTCAATGAAGGATTGACCAAATCACAAAAAACAGCTGTTGAGTGGGGCAAAAAAGTACGCACAGTCATTGACACAGTTATCGAATACAAAGATGTCTTGATCGTTACAGCTGGAGTCATTGGAGGCATTTTTCTTGTCTCAAAAATTGCCGCAGGTATTGCAGCCACTATTGCAGCCATCAAAACTTTGATTGTTGCTTACAACCTTTTGAAATCATCGGCAATTGTTGCAGGCGTTGCACAGGCTTTTGCACTCAATCCATTGCTTGGTGTGGGTGCCGTGGCACTAGCTGCCGGCGTTTTAGCGGGAGCAAATGCTTTGGCGAGGTCAAGCGATAGCGATGTGCCAGCACCATCAACCGGGGCAATCCCATTTGCATCAGGTTTTGCAGCACCATCGGTGCCAAAAATAACCCCAACGCCAACCCCAACCCCAACGCCAACCCCAACAGGTATCAGCACAGCTGTGGCAGCAGCCGCAGCTGCAACAAACAACATTGTTTCAGGCTCATTCAATGCTGGCACTTTTAGACAAGCTGAGGCCGCAACAAGCGGTGCAACTTACAACATCAATGTAAGTGGTGCTTTCGACCGCGAACGCACAGCGCGTGAAATTGTAAATACGATCAATGATTCCTTCTATCGCGGCACAGGTGGCGCAAATAACCTGCAAATTGCATGAGCATTTTCAATCCTGTTTGGCGGGTAACAATTGGCGGTGTGCAATATCAAACCGCCATTTTGGCAAATCTCACAATCACAAGCGGTCGAACAAATATTTATGAGCAGGCACAGGCAGGATACACAAACCTCGAAATCATCAATTTGGATCAATCAAATGTTGTGATCGGAATCAATGATTCACTCACCATTGAGCTGCAAGATTCCACAAACACATTCGTGCCAATCTTTGGCGGCTCGGTTGTGGACATTAGCATTTCGGTGGCTGAGGTTGGATCGGTTGACTACGCACAGCGAATCAGCATCATTGCTTTGGGCGCATTGGCCAGATTGCCAAAGGCTTTGACCGATGGCGTTTTGCCACATGATTTTGATGGCGATCAAATCTTTGAAATTTTGAGTGATGTTTTATTTGCACAATGGCAAGCGGTGCCGGCAGCTTTAACATGGGCAACTTATGATCCAACTACCCAATGGCAGGATGCAGAAAACACAGGATTGGGCGAAATTGATCGGCCCGGCAACTATGAGCTCGCACAACGCTCATCCAGCCGAACCGATGTGTATTCATTAGTTGCAGCTTTGGCCAGCAGCGGTTTAGGTTATTTGTACGAATCGCCAACAGGCCAAATTGGCTATGCCGATTCGACACACCGCACCAATTATCTTGCTGCAAATGGTTATGTTGATCTTACAGCCAACCATGCTTTGGCATCAGGTTTAAGCATCCAATCGCGCACCGGCGATGTCCGAAACAGTATAACCATCCAGTACGGCCAAAACAGTAACAATGAAACCGATGCCAGCGATGCAGCCTCAATTGCTCTATATGGCGAATTATCGCAAATTTTTACAACAACTTTAAGGCATTTGCACGATGCCGAAGATCAGGCAGATTTTTATTTGGCACTCAGAGCCTATCCACGCTTCAACTTTAACAACATCACCTATGAACTTACCAATCCAGAGCTGGATGATGCAGACCGCGATGATCTCATCAATGTGTTTATGGGTATGCCGGTCAATATAGCCGACCTGCCACTTAACATGAATTCCGGAGATTATCTGGGTTTCGTTGAAGGCTGGACATTTTCTGCCCGATATAATCAGGTAAGCGTTTCAATGATTTTGTCACCGATTTCATTTTCATTGCAAGCCATGCGATGGAATGATGTGCCGATTGTTGAAGCATGGAACACAGTCAATCCAACTCTGGATTGGATCAATGCCACGATTGTGGCGTAAGGAGAAAACAAGTGGCAAACCCGACTACGAACTATGGTTTTGTATTACCCAGCCCGACAGATTTAGTTACGGATCTTCCAGCTGATTTTGATGTTGCATTGCAAGGCGTGGACACACGACTCAAAGCATTGCAACCCGGCACAACGCTTGGTGATCTTGCATATTCATCAGCAACGGCTAACACCAACACGCGTTTGGGCATTGGTTCAACTGGCCAAGTTTTAACCGTCGCAGGTGGAGTGCCAACATGGGCAACAGCAGCAGGACAGGCCGCAAGTGCATCAGCCCAAGTAAATACCCAACAAAGTACAACCTCCGGCTCATTTACGGACTTAGCAACCGCTGGACCCGCTGTAACACTTACAACAGGAACAAAAGCATTAGTTATTGTTGATTGCGTTTCACTTAACACTACCAATCAAGTTGGAGCTTTTATGGGTTGTGAGGTTACTGGGGCATCATCAGTTAGCGCAAGTACTAATGATTCTGCTCAAACATTTTCAGGAAATGAATTTGCAACTAGAACTAAAGCGATTAGGTATACTGGCTTGACTGCTGGAAGTAATACATTTACGGCTAAGTACAAAGTTGAAGGAAACACAGGAACTTTTGAGAAACGAAACATTTTTGTAATGGATTTGGGGTCATAAAATGGCAATAACATCAAAAAACATTAACTTATTTCAATTAGATCAAGAACTTGGTGGGCAAGGTCTAAATGGTGATTTTAATGATCCAAAGAAAAAAGTTATTACTGTTGCAGATAATTCGACAATAACACAAGCAGAATTAGAGGCTGCGATTGCAGTACATAACGCAGGTCCGACTGATGCAGAAGTTACAATGTTAAATCGAGAACAAGGTATGGCAAAGCTAAAGGAGTTAGGCTTTACTGACGATCAAATAACTGCTCTGTTAAGTGGTGTATAAATGCGACACTTGACTAAGATTATTCATGGTTAATTTTCCTCAAGGCACATTGCCGCGTTTAATTGAGGTCGCGCTCGCTGAGGTTGGTACGGCTGAAACAGGCAACAACGAGACAAAGTACGGCAAGCACATGAAGGCAGACAAGCTGCCATGGTGTGGTTCATTTTTGAATTGGTGTGCCGATCAAGCTGGTGTCAAGGTGCCAAATGTTGTCAGCACCAGAGCTGGAGCCGAGGCATTTAAGAAAGCCAAGCAATGGCACACAACGCCAAAAATTGGTGATTTTGTTTTCTTTGATTTTATAGTCGATCAGAAAACCACAATCAATCATATTGGCTTGGTGATCCGGGTTTCGGACAAACAAATTGTGACCATTGAAGGCAACACATCAAGCGGTGGCGATCAGCGCAATGGTGGCGAGGTTATGGTTAAATCAAGAACTTTGGGAGCAAGGTCATTTGTAGTCGGTTATGGCCGACCAACTTATGACTCGTTTTCCGGTGATTTGCCGGATCGACCAAAAGGAGAAAAATAATGGAACAAGCAAAAGCAATTGCGGCATCATGGGCGCGGTCATACATCGCGGCAGCTTTGGCTGTGTACATGGCCGGCGGATCAATTGAGCAAATGGCAATGGGTGGTGTGGCAGCTGTCGTGCCGGTCATTTTGCGCTGGTTGAATCCAGCTGACAAAGCTTTCGGATCAACGGGGAAATGATCCCGAAACTACGCGCGGCAGGTTTAGCTTTGATCCTTTCGCTAAGCCTTGCCGGGTGTGGTTATGATGGTTGGGTCAGATACCCATGTCAAGAGCACCAAAATTGGGAAAACCCAGAGTGCCAAAAACCACAATGCAAGGTAACGGGTACCTGCACCGAGGATGTGATTGGTGATGGCTTCAAAGAGTAAAGAGCGTTTAAGCCAAGAGGACATCAAAGCTCGCTTAATGTTTTTGATTGGCGCGGTGTTGGCAATTGTCTTTCTTGTTGTCACTTTGGGCATCACATACGCATTGATTTTTGTGACACAGCCAATTGGAGCACAGGCTCCCAACGATGCAGCTTTTATCGATCTGCTTAAAACATTGGCGATTTTTCTAACCGGGTCATTGGGCGGCGTTTTAGCATCCAACGGCCTTAAAGATAAGTCAAAGTCAGAATACGAAAAAACCATTGAAAGGCGTTTGTCCGGTAACGACACGCCATGATTTAAGCGTGATTGTTGAGTTTGTCGGTTTTGCCTGTCACTCTTTATTTCGGGAGCTGATACGCGGCTCCCAGAAACGGGAGCAACAAAATGAACGAAGCATCAATTGTGATCATGTGTTTGATCGCTGGAGCCTTTTGGGCTGTTATGGCTTATTCGGTAGGTTTTAAGGAAGGCGAGCGACAAGGCTATACAAGAGGCCGAGCCGTGGCACGCCATGCTGTATCAGCTGATCGGAAGGTCAAGTGATGGCCTATTTCATGGATGGGTACGAAGGCAATAAAGAGCGCACAGATCGCTGGATTGCAACATTTCCACAAGGCAGGCTTGAAGCTCACATCGTTGAATTTAATGCCGAAAAAGGCTATGTGCTCGTGCAAGCAAAAGCATGGCGCAATCAAACTGAAATTGATCCAGCTGGCATTGATTATGCATACGGCTATCTTGCAGCTTATCCGGACAAAATGAAGCGATGGATGGTTGAGGATTCCTGCACATCAGCTTTGATGCGCGTGATGGCCTTGGTCATGGGCAACACCGAAAAGGCAACCAAAGAGGTCATGGCCTTGGTTAAGTCTGAAACACCGGCAGCCGATTATGACTATTGGAGCACAAAGCATGGCGATGTGCCGAGTTATCAGACAGCGGCCGAAGCTGAGCAAGCTGGAACACCATCATTTGGATCATCAGAGGATTCTGCATGGTCAGCCAATGCCGTGCCATCGTGCTCACATGGGTCAATGCGCTGGAATCAAAGCAAGCCAGATGCACCAAAATCATGGGGCGGCTACTTTTGCAGCGAGAAAATCAAAGAGAAGCAATGCACGCCTCGCTGGTATGTCTTACGCAGCACAGGAACATGGGAGCCACAAGTATGAGCGATTATGTTGAGATCATCTATCCTCAAGAGATGAAGGCGCGATTGATGTGCAATGGCGAAATCGTTGAGGAATACAAAATAGAACAATGCGACAAATGTTCACAACTAAGGCGATTGGATCATTTCGGCTACCAAAAAGGTTATGACAAGCAAGACAACATCATTTGGTTTTGTGGTGATTGCCGGTGATAGATCGCATTGAGGAGGTGCAATGCATGATTGCTGCGATTCAACATTGCCATGATCGATCAGCTGATCACAACTCACGCATCGTCAAAGACATTTCATGGTTTGCCTATGTCGCCCAAATGGGGGAATCAATGGCCGCTGAGTATGTTGTGGCCAAACGATTGGGCTATGAGTACACACCGGGCATCACATGGGATAAGTCAAAGGCTGATGTGGGTGAGCACATTGAGGTGAAATGGTCAGCCAATCCAGCAAGCAATTTATGGATTCAGGATTCAGATCGACATGATCGTGATATAGCTGTATTGGTTACAGGCAGCTCACCAAAGATGCACATTGTCGGCTGGATGCCCGTAGCCGTGGCCAAGAAACCACGCTATCGCAATGCATCACAAAACAATTGGAGTGTGCCTCAAATCAATCTGCAACCTATTGAAACTTTACAAAGGAGCAACTATGCACATCCTGCAATTTGATTGTTCGATCTGTTCAAAACTGTATGGAAAGCCTAAGCAACGACATGGACTCAAAAAAGGTGCAGAGCTGACAGAGCATGAATGGTTTGCACAATGCATGAGCTGTGGCACATTTGGGATCAAGATCGTTGATGATGCAAGGATTGAGGAGCTAAGCCAATGACTATTAACCCGAAAGACATTCACATAGCAACCGATGGAAAGATTTACAGTTTCAGCGGATTCGGTGGTGTTATGAATTGCAGCGATTGCGACAATGACACGATGGTTAATGAATACGATCGCCAACATGATGGAGCTGTCGTATGGTTTTGCAAGCCATGTGAGGATAGGTTGCACCTATGAAGTTATCCACAGGCTTTATCCACAGGTGTGCGAAACCTGTTGGAATCGCCCAAGATTACGCTCGGTATTTGACAGCATCGTTACCATCTACACGAGGTAGCGAGCCGGTGAGCCGGATAGCTCGCAGCCGATGTTTGATGGTTTTGGCCGTGCTATGTCTTGTGGGAACAACACCGGCTAACGCAACAAAAGATGTGAAACAAACATCGATTG